TTGACAAGTATGTCAAGCGAAGCGAAGTAGGAATCAAGAAATATGGAACTACTTTAGAACAAAATAACACAGACGACTTTTTAAACCATTTACAAGAAGAACTGATGGACGCGGTTCTTTACATCGAAAAACTTAAACATGATACTAATCAGCGGAATAATAGAGGGACTATCTACCCGGAAAGACAAAACTTGCAAGTTGGTCATTGGGACGAATGAACTGAATCCAGCGCAAATGTCGGAACTTTTCAACCTTAATCAGCAGTTTTGCTATTTATGTCTGAAAAAAGAACCATTCCAAAAAGAGGAAACGGACTTACTCGATTCACTTAAAACTGATTTAGATAATTTAAAGACACCTAGTCAACGACTTCGTGGCATTCTTTATCGTAACTTCGAACAAGATAACAAGGGTTATCTGGAATTCAACTCCTACTACATAGCAGAAATGGAACGCATCTTTGAACACTACAAAAACAAGTTGAATGATTAGTATCTACAACGCAGACAAAAAAGAACTGATGGCAATCTTCGCTAATACTTCACTAGCTGCTTCTTATATCTTCGGAAACTACGATTCAGGTGGAAGGGTGCGACTTCAAAGAAGGCTACTGGATAGCTACAGAATAACTGATTCAAAGTTTGAGCATCCGGTTGCTGTCAGATATTCGAATACCAAGCACGTGGAACTACTAGGCGAAAAACATGGTATCATTTTTGAAGGATATCCAGAAGTCAATGTCATCAATATAGGTGGGGTAAAATTTACTAATTTTGTCAATGCAAAAACACACTAAAATATATCTTGAATTCTTCGGCTTCGATACTGAATCTTTTATACCATGTGAAGTATGTGGACAGAAAGCAGTTGACATACACCATATACAAGCTAGAGGGATGGGTGGAAGCAAATCAGCTGACTACATCGGTAACCTTATGGCAGTCTGTAGAAGATGTCATCACAAGTACGGCGACATCAAAAAGTATATTGATTTCCTAAAAGAAGCGCATTCTGACTACATAGAAAAGATGAATAAAAAATAGTGACAAAATAGTGAAACATGGCAAATGAACAGAACCTGAAACCTTTCAAGAAGGGTGAAGTAGCGAACCCGAACGGACGTCCTAGAAAGTACGTTTCTTTACTGAAGGAACAAGGCTACAAGCTTTCTGAAATCAATGACACTATTCAGACAATGATGGCTATGGATGTATCTGAACTTCAGAAGGTCAATGACAATACGAAGGCGACTATCATGGAAAAGACGATAGCAGCTGCAATGATTAAGAGCCTGAAGAATGGTTCTTTATTTTCACTTGAAACCTTACTGACTAGGGTCTACGGAAAGCCGAAGGAAACGACAGCAGTAGAGAATAGCGGGAAGATTGAATTCGTAATCACTAAGGGTAAAACAATTCTATAGTGAAGTATTCATCCAGCTTTCAATATGACCTTAAAATCGGGGAAGCAGCAGAAGACTGGGTGAACGAACTATTCAGCAACGGCAAAAAAATAGAAGTCAAGAATGACTTGATGGCTCACAAGACTGGAAACATTTACATAGAATTCGAATCTAGAGGAAAGCCATCAGGACTATCAAAGACAATAGCTGACTATTGGGTTTATCGAATCAATGAAAGTGACTTCGCTTTCATCATTGAAGTCAATAAGTTGAAGCAGATATGCCGCGAATTCTACAAGGCGAAAAAGTACCTGAAAGAAGGGGGTGACGAAAACACTTCGAAAGGGTTCTTGATTCCTATACACGTTCTAATTTTGTCACTAAATGCAAATACATCTACCAGAACTACATGAAAACCAGCAAGCAATCTTTGACGATACTTCGCGCTTTCGCGTGGTTATGTGTGGCCGCCGCTTTGGTAAGTCAGAACTTGCCCAGATGGAAATCATCTTTGAAGCAATCAAAGGGCATGCAGTAGCTTATATCACACCTACCTATCAACTAGCAAAGACATTCTTCAAACAGCTATCAAAAGTCCTACCTTTCGAGAATAACAAGTCAGACTTAACAATCACATTCCCGAACGATGGTTCTGTGATGTTTTTCACTGGGGAACGCCTTGACGCTTTACGAGGGCGAAAATTCCATCTTGTTATCGTGGATGAAGCTTCGTTCATTCCTGACCTAGAAGACGGCTGGCTTAACTCTATACGTCCTACACTGACAGACTACAAAGGTCGCGCATTGTTCCTTTCTACTCCGAAGGGGAAGAACTACTTCTTCAGCTTATACCAGAAGGGACAGCATGGCGAAGTGGACTGGAAGGGGTTTAAGTTTACGACCTTCGACAATCCGTATATCGACCGCGATGAAATAATGGAAGCGAAGCGCCAGCTACCAGATGCAGTGTTCGAACAAGAGTACATGGCGAACGCTATGGAGAATGCAGCGAATCCATTCGGAAGTCAGCATATTGACAAATGTGTCAAGCCTCTCTCAAAATTACCCCCACTTTATTACGGCATTGACTTGGCGAAGTCGGTGGACTGGACGGTCATAATCGGACTAGACCAGAATGGTGATGTATGCCACTTCGATAGATTCCAGAAAGACTGGAAGCAGACGAAAGAGCATATTCTGACGCTTGACCGGAACAGACCTATCCTGATAGATTCTACTGGCGTTGGTGATGCCATTACCGAAGAACTACAGAAAGGCTTTCAGTTTATGAAGGGGTTCAAGTACACGTCAACCACAAAGCAGCAGCTGATGGAACTGCTAGCGTCGACTATCCACAAAGGTGAAGTAGGATTCCCAGACGGAGCAATCAAAGACGAACTAGGAATCTTTGAATATCAGTTCACTTCGACTGGGGTACGCTACAATGCGCCTACTGGCTTTCATGATGACTGTGTCAATGGCTTAGCACTAGCTGTAAAATGTAAGAACGACCACAAGCTTGCTGGGGTATACCGATTTATTTGAGTTAAAAAACAAAAACTTTTATACACTATAATATGAGAATCAATGTAGAAACATTCCAGAAACTTTATGCAGTCAGCTTAATGGAAGCAGACGAAGTAGAGAAATCTGCACGATATGTTCAAGTCTTGACTGGCAAAACAGAAGAAGAAGTCAATCGAATGAAGGTTCGTTCCTTCAATAAATTGTGCAGTCAAATCAATAAATCCTTTGAAATAGTGGGAAGCAAGCTACAGAAAGGACAGCCGAAGAACTTTGTCTGGGCGAATGGACGGCTTTACAAGCTAATCTATGACATCAAGAAAGCTGGTAAGTATGTAGAGACAGCGACCTTCGCCAATGATACTATCGGCAATCTGCATCTACTGATGGCGACAATGGCACAGCCATACAAACTGACTTGGAAAGGATTTAGACCTTGCGAAAGAGAGCATAACGAAATAGCTGAAGACATGATGAAGCTTGATATGGCTGTAGCTTACCAAGCAGTGGTTTTTTTTTATCTAGTTTTCAGGGAATCACTAGCCAGTTCGATGACCTTTTTAGGGGAGAATCAGAAGGTGGAGAAGGAGCTAGTTCAGACTTTTATCAAAAGTTTGGATGGGTTTACAATGCCAAACTGGTCAGTGAATTTGAGAACATCAGTATAGGTGAAGTGTGGGAATTAAGCACTATGAACTTTCTGAACGATTTAAGATATCTGAAATTAAAAAGGGAACTAGACGCAGAACAAGAACGTAAAATGATGGCAAAGTATAAACATGGCTAAAAGTATATCAGAACGGCAAAAGATAGTCCTAGAGAATGGATTCTTGGCTTCTACTGGTTCTGACCAGTTTACGCTTATTGATGCCAATGAAATCGGTCAGCTTCTTTTTGAGCGAGCGAAGATATTCAAAGACGAATGGATTCGGGTAGTCAATGAAAAGAAAATCGTAGCATCTGGTAACATAGAACGTGACCTGACTTTTTACCTACAGAATGAACCAGAAAAAGCTACCCTATTCATTGAATTCCCTTACTATGCCAAGTTCGTTGACCGAGGTGTAAAGGGTGTTAAGTCAAGCAAGAATGCGCCAGATTCGCCATTCAGGTTTAAGAATTACGGAATGAGTGAAGAAGGTAGGGCATCCCTTAAAAAGTGGCTATCTACAGCGAAAGCCAAGGTCAGCAGTCGGGATGTCAAAAAGTATGGAGCAGTCAGGACGGAAAAAAAGTTCAAAAAAATTAGCGAAGCTGATTCCAAGTTGAACACTTTAATATACAATATAAAGAAGTATGGTATCAAAAAACGTAACTTCATCACACCTATAGTTGAAAAGTCGTTTGAAGGGTTCGAACAAGAACTAGCAGACGCTATTGGCAAAAAGGTATCAATCGTTATTTTGGCATGAGTATAAGCACTTTAATAAATCCTACTGGCGAAGTCAGCGTTCAAGACGACTTGTGGCATATTGCCCATTCTACCCTATCAGGACAGACTGACTTCAAGTATGTCTTCGATATCTACAATGGAAGCACCCAACTAATAAGGGCAAAGGTATTCCCAGAACCTACGAACGGACGCGGCTACTTTAACGCTTCTAAGGTAGTAGGCAATGAAATGACTTTTGCTTGGTTCACACCTACAGCTTCTGGAATGGCAATGGCACTATACCAGCCGAATGTATCAGGTGAAATAGCTGTGACCTATTCAGTAAGGGTAGGTGAAGACTTAACTGGAACTACTACCTTGAATCTTGCTTCTGGTTCAGTCACTGCTTTCAATTATGTTCCGGGTTTATTTAACAGAAGACAAGTCACTACATCCAGCTTCGCGCAAAAGTTCTTGACCAATAGACCTAGATACGCCAAAGCTAAACTCGGTGAAAAGATTCTGATACCATTCAAGGGGACTGGGACGCATAAGATATTCATAAACACTTACGACTACAATAACGCCCTTATTGCTAATACAGAAGTAACTGCTACCACTAACATCACCACTGGATATCTTCAGATGGACATAGGTTCGGCAGCGGTCAATTCTGCTGCTGGTTCGTCAATCATTACAGATAGCGTGAAATACTACGATGTCTATCTACAAAAGTCCAGCGTTAACACTGAAACATTTCGGGTCTATGTTGACTGCGACCCTAGATACAGCACTATCAATCTGTACTTCATTAATCAGTACGGAATGTTCGACACTGCTAGATTCGGTCTAGCATCTAGGCTCAATATGAACGTGGAACGTAAGCAATTCGAACGGCGTGACTATTCACTAGGGACTACTTCGGTCAGCTACTACGATTCGAACAATGTCTATCGTGAAAGCGTGGTGAATTTCGGCAGTAAATCTGAATGGCAGTACAAGCTGACAATGGACTTTCCGACTGATGCAGAATATCAATGGCTAGCTGAACTTATTAACACGCCACAAGTTTATGCTGAAATAGATGGAGACTATTACCCAGTCAGCATAGTGGAAACTAACTACGAATACAGCAAAAATCAGAATAACAAGCTGAAGGTGTTCGAAGTGACTATTAACATGAACCAAAAACGCTACGGCTTCCAACGATGACCAGAATCTTCATAGAAGACCAAGAACTTGATATAACTAAAGACTTCAGTCAGCAGATTACTTATGCTGTTGACGACCTGACCAATACAGACAGCAAGTCCACTTCATTTAGCAAGACTATTGTTCTACCCGGTACGGCTAACAATAACCGACTTTTTGGTAACATCTTTGAATTCAGCAATAGCAATTTTGAACTAAACAGCGGCCAGAATATCTTTTACAATTTCAACGCTTCCAAGTCAGCGAAAGCGCGTCTTGAAATCAATGGCTTGCAAGTTATGAAGGGTGTTCTTCGACTTCTGGAAATCATTGTAGATGGT